TCCCCCGTGAGATCCTGATAAGAGTTTTTATCCTGTTCCTGGTTCGGGGTGGACGAATAGTCCTGAATATACTGACCAGGCAGCTCTGTTCCGTTGATTTTAAGCAAATATCCTTTGTATTCTGCCATTATTCGTCACTCCCTCCTATTCAAATGCCGGCTTTCCGGTCCGTCTCCGGTACTCCGCAGCCTTCGACTTCATGGCCTTAAAGAGCCTGTCTGTGTCAAGCGTTGCCGTCAGATCAACCTCACTGAGTGCCCGCTTGAATGCGTAATAAACATCATCTTCTGATAAGCCGCCACCGCCGCCCATCATCCGGGCACCAAGCTCTACCGCTTTATTCAGCCATTCCATCATCTTATCCTCTGGAGCCACGATCTCGCCATAATTCCGGTTATCACCAATCATGGCAAGACGCGGTGTGTTGGCCTTTACAAAGCCGCCCTGCGCAAGGCGTGGAAGACTGACTGGAGCTATATCAAATCCAAAGTGTTCGCCTGCAGCTATTGGCGACCAATCTGGAACATCAAAACTCAGTTTGTTCAAGCCACGAATAACTGCGTTTACACATCCTTCTGCAATGCTGACTATTCCGTTAAACACGTTTGAAAATATCTTTCAGACCTTCCCAAGCTCGTTTCCAGTCTCCGGTCAAAACGCCCGTGATGAACTCGATCAGACCTTTTAATGCTCCAAGCACATTTTCAACTACCTCTGCTGCCGTCTCACTGAAAGCAAAGAAGATGTCCGACGCATTTTTTAAGCCATCACCTATTACTGGTGCAATATTTTCCACGAACCAGTTGATAAATGGTACCAGGACTTTGTTCCAGATTTCTCCGATGGAATCAGCTACAGTT